GGGGCGCTGGCACTTTCTACTGTCACCTATGTAGGTTGTAAGGACTACGATGATGACATCGACAATCTGCAAACACAGATTGACGCTGTAAAGGTGTCACTCGAGGAGTTGCAGACAAAGGTTAACAGCGGTTCCGTTATAACAAATGTTGTGAAAGGAGAGAACGGAATTACTGTGACGCTTAGTGACGGCAAAAGCTATGAACTGACTAATGGTAAAAATGGTGCGGATGCTGATGTTTGGACGATTGGTGAGAAAGATGGCTATTGGTACAAAAATGGTGTGAAAACCGAATATAAAGCTGTCGGAGTAGATGGAGCACCCGGTGCTGCCGGACCGGCTGGTGGAGAAGGTACACCTGGTGAAAACGGTAAGTACTATGTACCTAACAAAGAAACTGGCTGTTTTGATATTTATCAGGATGGTAAATTGGTAGAAGCAACAGATATTAGTTGGAAAACCGCAGCATCTGAAGGTGGAGTTACTGCTGTTCTTAATGGTAATGTATTGACACTTCAAGGAGTTGAAGGAGCACCGGATGGTATAGCAATAGACATCACTTCAGGCATTGCTTTATCTTCTATCGCATTCATTCCTGATGTAGTAAGTACAGATGTTCCTTATGCAACTACTAGTAAGCCTTTCTATCATATCGAGAGTTATTTAAATGAAGCTAAGTTTAATACTACTAGTGGCGAATTCATTGCACAGAAAGATTGGGGTAAATCAAATGTTGTGGCATTGAATTATCGCTTGAATCCGGAAGATGCAAATGTTGACGGAAAAACTGTATTCGGCTTTATCGATCGTAAAGTGAAAACCCGTGCAGTTGGTGACAAGAAAGTGTTGCTGAATGTTGACGAGACGAAGGTGGCGGATGGTGTTGTAACTATCGGAACAACAATTAATCCGAATGCATTGGCTCAAAATGCTGAATATAACATTGCTGCTTTACAGGCATGGTATGGTCAAAAACCAATGACATCTGATTATGTATATGCTACATCTAGCGAGATTGACTTGGTACTTGCTGATAGCGTAAAAACTAAGGAAGGTGACGATGCTGCTATTACTTTCTATGAGCGTACAAAATCTATCAATAAAGATGGTGAATCAGATGATTTCATCAAACAGTTTGTTGCATTGGACGCTGCTGCAAACGCTACATTTAAATATGATGCTACTATTAATTTGAAAGATTATGTAGGATTGTATTCTAATGATAAAGATAATTGGTTGGCAGCATTGGGATTCAAAGGCATGAGTTATGAATTCTCAATACCTGAGAACTATTTGGCTGAAGATGACGAAAAGACAAATCAACAATGGTTTATCGTAAAAGAAGGAGAAAACATTGCCGGTAACGGTGTTATTAAAGTTAATCCTGAAGTGAAAAACGGAACTCCGGCTATCGGACGTACTCCTGTTGTTAGAGTAGACGCTTTCTTAACTAGCAATGCAGGTGAAAAGAAACTCGTAGCTTCATCTTATATCAAATTGGAGATTACAGAAACATCTCAGGCTCCGGACGAAAAACCTGATTATGGAATTATTGATATGTCTGCTGATAAAGCAGCTGATTATCATAAGTTAGAAGGTGGTGAAAAAGCATTCACTAATGACTATAATCTTGATAATGTCAGCATGGACTATCAGGCTATCAACAATAAGATTTACGGTACTGCAAAATTGACTTCTACTACATTCTGGAATTATTATGGTGGTGATGATCATAAATATAATGTATTGGTTACTGTAACTGACAAAAATGGTCAGGAACTGACTATTATTGATCAAGAGGCAGAACAGAGTACAGATGTAGTGATAAATGATGAATCAGGTCTTCTTCTGAATATTAAATTGAACGATGATGCAACTAAGACATCTGCTATCAAAGTGGGTATCAATAATCTGATCAAGACTCAGAATACTTACAAAAACGTAGACGGTAAGGGTGCTAAATACTCAGTTAAGATTATTATTCCTTCTAATGATACATCTCATGGTGATATTGTACTTCAACAAGTATTCTATGTGAAGGAAGAATGTGTTGCTTATACTTATAATCCTTTGTATTATAACGAGACATATAAGTCTCTTGCTGATGGAAAGACTTATAAGGATTGTATTGTAGTCAAAGGACAGGAAAACTCCGGTTGGGAAATGTCTTCTGTAGTGAGCGAGCATTTTGAAAATAATGAAGCAGGTGAGAATATCTTCACATACTATAATAAAGTTAATAATGTAAAAGCACTTCAGTTCCAATGGGCTTCTGGTGTAACAGGTGTATCTCCGTCTCCTCTGGCTTCATTCTCAACAGATCAGACAGTTAAGTTGACTGAGCCGATGACCGAACGTGATGATGTTAAGAACATGACTTATCAGGTAACTTTGGAAAATGGTGAAACATGTGATTTTGCATATAACATCGTATTCATTAATCCGTTTGTTGCTACAAAAGCTACCGGCATAAAGATCTTTGGTAATGGAATTGGTGTAAACACCGGAGCCACTATGCCTGAAGTTCTTGTGAAGGATAACGAAGGAAGCGCTATTTACTCTTATAGCTCTACTGCTACTACATTAGTGTTGAGTGATAAAGCTACAAATACTTATAAACTGAATGCTGACATGGTAAGTGTTGAATATGCTTTCGTTGAAGAAGGTGATTGGGCTATACTTGACAAGAATATGTCTGCAAATTCAGAGTTAAAGGTTAATGCTACTACAGGTGTAGTTACTTGGAAAAACGAAGGTTCTACTTTGACTAGAGATTACAACCTTACGGTAATTGCAACTGTGACATTCAAAGATTTGTCAGTTGTAAAATGTGAGATTCCTGTAACATTGACAGAAAAAGCAATTAAATAACAAAGTCATGATTCTCTTATAAAGAAACTTGATTTGTAGATAAATTACGGAGGACGTTCCAGTAAACAAACGGGGCGTCCTCTGTTTTGAGTTGAATTATATAATAAATATGAAGATTAAATATCACATTCTGTTGGTTCTATTCCTGACGTACGTTAATGTTGCCTTTGCTTGGCAGTCTGGTTACACAAAAGAACAGTTTTCCGAAAAAGAGGAAGGAAAAACTGAGTTCAATCCACATTGGTTTCTGTCTCTGCAAGGAGGAGGTGCCTATACTTTAGGTGAAGCGATTTTCGGAGATTTGGTATCTCCGTCCGTAGCGGTAGCTTTGGGATATAAGTTTACTCCGTTGTTTGCAGTTCGGGCAGAAGCAAGTGGCTGGCAGGCTAAAGGAGGTTGGGTAAATCCGGCAATTACTTATAAATATAAATATTTGCAGGGTGGCCTAGATGCTATGTTTGATCTAAGTAACTTGTGTTATGGTTTCCATTCAAAACGTATATTCAATGCATATCTTTTTCTGGGTATAGGCTTGAATGGCGCTTTTGACAATGATGAGGCTGTAGCTTTGAACGCAAGCGGGTACAATTTGCAACGTTTGTGGACAGGTAAGAAACTGTATGCTTCAGGACGTATCGGGCTGGGGACAAATCTTCGTCTGAATGATCATGTGGCTATCAACTTTGTACGGGGCTCAATACAAAATGTGGCATGAATGAAATGTAGGGCGAAGTACGTGAAACCGCCTGTACATCGGTAATTGACGAGTGTCGCGTGATATATTGGGGAAGAAAACAAAAAGTTCCGTTCCTTCTATTTTGCTTCCATTGCTTCTATATTCATTCCGGTGGACTATGCTGTAAATAAGGGAAACAATGAGAAACAGATTGAAAAGATGAAGAAAAGGTTGTATGTTACTTCTGTTTTAGGCTTAAAATAAAGGCTATACGCTCCACTTAGATGAGTATATAACCTTTTATTAATTTAGATATAGAAATACATTACAGCGGCTTAAAAATATTATTTTCGCGCGCTTCGAATAAGTGTTCCTTGTTGTATGATCGCTTTTTTAGTAGCGAAGGAAACACCATCGGACAACCCCTTGTGGCGTAGGGTTTCTTCCGTAATACCTATCTCTTCAGCAGTAAATTCAGAATAGATTGCTGATATAGAACCAAAAAAACGGCTTGTTTTTTTGAAAATGAGATGAACATGTATAACCTTAGTCTCTTTAGCCATGATCTTACTTTTAGATATTTATAATACTGAAAACTTCCATATAATTACTATATAGAAGTTTTTCTAATTGCAAATATACGAAATAAACAAAGAAAATAAGATGTATTTTTGTTTATTTCGTGATAAATACAGACTTATGGAAAAGATTTAATTTATTGTTAAAATAGCCTATACCCATGCCAGCACCCTTTAAACACCCATTAGAAAATAGAGACAAAATGTGAATATCACCCATTAAACACCCATTAAAAAAGAAGTGTTTTTATTGTTGAGTTTTACCCTATAATACTGGTATATGCATTGAGTTATACCCTATAATACAACTTTTAGGGATGCAGATGTTTTGATAATATGGTGAAAAACAATGATTTATAATAAAATATAATGTTTGATATTAAGTTAACCTTTTCATAAGTAGGGACATTTGACTTTTCAAAGCATCCACATCGTCCTCTAAATGGTTTACTTTATCATAATATGTCGCGTTAATATTAGGCATCTTTGCACTTAAATACCATTCCACATATAGTATAGTATTAATTTCATCTTCCATCAAATTAAAGTTTGGGTAATTAGCTTTATCAACATTATCAGAGGTACAAACTATAAAACCATGTTCACGGAATCTATTTTTTATGCGTTTCACGTAAGCACGTCCACTTCTGTCGCTTACCACATATACATGATTGTCTTTAATCTCATTCCATTCACTTCGATCCAATAATCTTAAGATGAGATATGAACAGTCTAATAATGTCGGAGACATACTTTCTCCTCGTACTTTAACACAGAAATATTTTCTATTCCTACGTAACATATTGTAAGGAAGCCTAATAGTCTCCACGACTTCTATAAAATCAGGATTTTCACATCCATAACCTGCAGCTACAGATATATCAACGATAGGGATTGACTCAAATTCCGACTCTATTGGAACGATTTTAGAAATTTTCGTTTGATTGTCATCACGCAACATTGAACCACATCCAGCAAGCAACCAATCCGTAGAGATATCGCTATAATATGAGAGAAATTTCAATAGGTTATCTTCAGACATTCCATTTGGTTGACTCAATACGCCATTGGTTATGCCTGTATTTTTATAACATTCATACTTTGTAATCCCTTTAAAATCTAAATATTGCAGAATCCTCTGCTTTAATACTGAAAAATCTCTCATATTTTCTTTCATAATTGAAATATCTCTATTATATTTGCAGCGTGTTACAGATTAACAGCGCTCAAATGTATGAATAATAACTCAAAAATAAAAAGGTATGAAACAAATAATTGAATTAAGAGACACTGAAAAACGAAAGATGATTGCAGAAACATTTGGAATATCTCTCGCAAATCTTAGTCAAATACTCCGTTTCAAACGGAATGGAAAGAATGCAGAAGCAATTCGCAAAATGGCACAAGAAAATGGCGGTATTAAATATACCGAAGGCAATGAACCATCCAAAGTTAAGGTTTTAGACTCTCGTGGAAATGTTACAAACATTATTAATCAATAATTTATCTGCGATATGAAAACTATTAGATTTATTCAAAACGTGATGGTAGGAGTCGGTATAATCACTGCTATCGCATTAGTTGACCGGATAGAGGTTGAGCCATCAAACAT